TAGTGTAAGTATTACATATTCTAAAAATAATGTAGCAATTGGTCATACCGGTATTAATGTATCAGCAGGACGTAAAGCCCCTCCTTTTGCTTATAGTACTAACTTATCAGATGATGATTGTAATTCGTTTATGTCTGATGTTACTCATATGTTTTATGATTTGAGTGATGACATTTTTATTGCAACTACTAAAGTTATTGCATGACGATTTTTGACTACATAAATAGCGTCTTATATACTAAAAATCATATAACGTTAAACTGCGATGATGAGTCGCAGTTTAACTCTTTTATGTTCAATAGGTGGGTATCGTTTTATTCTTCTGATATGAATAATATCGTAAATGAAGTAACTAATAGACAGATACCATCTTTTACAACAAAACAAGATCAATATGATATGTTTTTTTATATTATGCCAAAGCTAAAGTATAAAAAAATTGATTATATCAAGAAAGTAAAAAAGGAAGATAAAGAAGAAGAAGTATATATTCCAGAGTTTTTAAGTAAAAGAGAATATAAACAATACGTTGAATTTAAAAATAGTATCAGTAAATAGCCTATATGGCTCAAGTATCTATTGACGTTTTAGAACCAAGAAAAAGTTTAATTGATTTAGATAGTTATTCAAAAGGAAACTTTGGAATTGGAGATGATTTTCAACTTTCTTTTTTGTTTGATGATATAGTTTTAGTAGAATTTATTGACGAAATAAATGACGGTACAGGTGATGCAATTGTACGCAATGGTGTTTATGTACCAGTAAATGCTTTAATTAAAGCTTGGAGAAAAGCAAAAGTTGTATTAGCTGGCCCGGGAGTTAAGTTTTGTAAGAAAGGAGATATAGTTATATTTCCTAATGATAAAGGTGCATCTGTTTCTAATATAGAGGTAGATGGTTACGGAAAATTGAAAAAAGGTGTATTTTTAAATGAGCAGAGACTGTTCGGTATTTGTAAATATGTTAATAGCGATTCAATTGCTAACAAAAACATACTATTAAATGAAAATGACACTGAACAACCTTCAAAGCCTGTTAAAAGAAAACGTATGTGAAATTGTATTCATAAGACGTCGACCTAGGTCAAACAGGCCTCTTTTACGTAGAATGTTATGCACATTAGATTACAACCTATTAACGAGTACAAATGGGAGGCTTTCATTAAATTTTGCTCCTTCTTCAAACATACTACCGTACAATGCACTATCAAAAAATCTTTTGCCTGTTTGGGATATTTTTATGCAAGATTGGAGAATGGTGAACATGGATGATTGTAATTTAATTACTACTATGAATCAGGAAGATTTTTGGAAGTATTTTAATGATGTGTTGATAACAATGTCACCTCAACAAAAAATGCAATATATGGACACATGATTGAACCTACAGAAAAATTAATTAATAATTTCTTGCAAAAAGATGTAGTGTTTTTTATCGAAAGTGAAAAACCTCTAAAATCAGGCAAATTACTAATCTTTAAATTTAAAGATTTTTATTTAAATTTTATTTTAAAAATTGATAATACTTCTAAAACTTTTGAAATACCGTACCCTTTTAAAGTTGAACATGGTGTAAATTTTATTGCGTTTTCTTACACCGTTGAAGATTTTTCTCAAAAAAACCTAGAACTTTTAGTTAAAGCAAAATTATTAAAACCTAAAAAAAGAAATAAATTATACAATTCCACAGTTGTTTTATCTGCATTAAACTAGTATAATAACCGGGTGTATAGTCGATACCTTTCTAAATTTCCTAACGATTACAATCCTAGTTCGCAGCAAATCGAACTTATTAAAAGAGTAGAAGACGCTTTTACAAAAGGTTATAAGTTCGTTATTTGTAGTGCACCTACTGGTTCAGGTAAAAGCTTTTTATCTAAAACTATAGGCAATGTATCCAATGAATGTACTACAGAGTTTAAAGATCTAGTTACATCATACAAGGCTTTTAAACAAGACTACATCGGCAATTATACAAATGAAGCTGAATGTCTTAAAGAGCCTCCTTTCGGTTCATTTGTTTTAACTATTACAAAAACGTTACAAGATCAATATCAAAAACTATTTGATGATACATCTACCCTAAAAGGTAAAAGTAACTACCAGTGTCAAATTAACAAAGATGTAGATGTAGAAAATGCACCCTGTTTGCTTGCACCGAAGCTTAAAGAAGAATGTTGGGAGAAAAATTTATGCCCATATTACAATGCAAGAAATCAAGCATTGGTAGATAAATTTAGCGCACTAAACTATAAAATGTTCTTATCTTTACCAGGGCATGTAAAGAGAAAGAATTTTATTATTTGCGATGAAGCATCAGAACTGGAAGATGAATTAGTTAAACATTTTTCAGTTTTTGTAGACCCGGATAAACTAAAAATGCTTGGGGTAAAAATACCCTTTCTTTATAACAATAACCTTGAAGAAGTTTACAGATGGTTAAATCAGCTTCTAGTTATTGTAGGGGAGCATATTGAGAGTTTGACTGCAAAGCATACTAATAAGCACACTCAGCTTAATATTAATGATAAGATTAAATTAAACTATTTTAAGAATCTTCATCGTACTTTAAATCTTATTGACGAGACGTGGAGTAAGTGTGAATATGTTTGTCAACGAGATGGTAAGACTGTAAAAATAATGCCTTTAAAAGTTGATGTACTTTCAAAGTATATTTTTAACTACGCTGACAATGTACTATTAATGTCTGCTACTATCGTTGATCATAAAAACTTTGCTAAAACTTTAGGTATTACTGAATATAAGTATATCGAAGTAGATAGTACTTTTGATAGTAAAAAAGCTCCTATTTACGTATCGACTAATACAAAGATTAATAAAGGTAACCTACCTAAAATGTTACCTATAATTGCAAATCAAATTCAAACAATATGTAATAGTCATCCGAATGAAAAAGGTATTATACATACTCATACGATGCAAATTACTGAATATTTGCAAAAGCATTTAAAGACTGACAGATTTTTGTTTAGAGATGTTGAATCTAAAAATGATACCATTCTGTCTAAACATTCTAAATCTTCTGAACCGACTGTTATAGTGAGCCCGTCAATGACGTTTGGTATAGATCTTAGAGATGATTTGGCTAGATTTCAAATTATAGTTAAAGCAGCATTTTTACCTTTAGGTGATAATAGAATTAAAAGGTTATTCGACGAGGATAAAGAATGGTATACAAACAAAATGTTAATTAATCTGGTACAAGCATGTGGTAGAGGGGTACGAAGCAAGGATGACTACTGCATAACTTATATACTTGATGGTATGGTATCAGATGTTGTAGTGTCTAATAAACATAAACTACCAAATTACTTCTTGCAGAGATTTGTATAAATATATAAAGATGGTAACTTATAAACAATTTTATAATGAAGGGTTTAAGGAAAAATTAAACTTTTTAGGTCTACTTGCTTCATTATCATTTGCAACGCCTATCCTATCAAAACCTGTAGAGTCTATTTTTGATCAACTAGCTAGACACGAAGGTATGAGAAATAAAATGTATTATGACTCTAAAGGTATACCTACAATAGGTATAGGATTTAATTTAAAAGATCCAAGTAATTTAAGAATTCTAAATAAACTAAAAATAAGTGAAAGAGATTTACGTAATGGTTTATCAAATAATCAAATTAGATTGTTATTTGATGAATCTCTTAAACAAGCTAAATCAGATGCCTTAAAGTTTTTACCTAATTTTAATCAGCACCCCGTACAAGTACAAAACGCTATTATAGATATGTCATTTAATTTAGGCCATTCTAGACTTAACAAATTTGTACAGCTTAGAAAAGCTTTAATAGAAAAAAATTACGATAAAGCTTCAAAAGAGATGCTCAATAGTACATGGGCTAAACAAGTAGGTAATAGAGCTAAATATCTTTCTGAATTAGTAAAGTCAGCTTCTACAAATAAAAATAAATCTATTTTTTCGAAACCTTCTTAACGTTTACGATTTTTCTTTTCTGTCTTGGTAAAGGAAATACTGGATGTGACATTTTTGTATTAGTATCCCCTTTAAATCCGCTAGCTGCATCAGTAGTACCAGTACTTTGATTTTGATTAAAGACCGGGTTTTGAGAACCAAAATTATGTTTTCTTGGTACTCTTACCGGTCTTTTTGAATCAATAGGTGCTCTAAAATCTTCAGTTACTTTTTCTTTTTTTTTAGTTTCTTACCCTTTGCCATTTTAATAGCTCTATCTTTTGATCCCATATATTCGTCTTTAGGGGATTCTACTTTACCGTCTTTATCGTAGTCTTTCTTGGCAAGCTTCTTTTCATTTAAAAAACTTTCAACTAATTGATTGAATTTCATAATATTATTTATATAATTACTTATGGTTAAAAGTAAAAAAGTCACTTGTTCGATAACAGGTAAATCTACAAGTTATACCGGTGAATACCTAGATAAAAAGATACAAGAGTATGGTAATGAAGAAAATCTTGTAAAATTTTACATTTGTAAAGAAGCTAAAGCTCTTTTTAAAAAAGGTCATAAAATTGATGATGTAAGAAAAATTTTAGACATTTCTATTGAAGCAGAACCAGTATCCCAAGATATTGTAAAGTACGTAGAAAAAAACTTTTATAAGGCGTCGATAAAAGTAAGCAATAACACTTATAACGCTTTGAGTGCAATTACAGATATTACATAT